AATTGTTATAGGTTCGGTAAATCTGCGTTATTCCGGCATGCTTCAGGACTTCAAGCGAACCGGCCACCGCTTCCGGATAATTTGCCCCGGTTTGCGCCTGCGCGTTCGCTGGCTGGTAATACTGGCCGGGCGCAGTGTAATCATTCAGATTTGACGCATTACCAATACCAACTGAATTTTTGAAAATATCCGAGGGTAACAGCTCGATATCCTCCGATAGCGCGCGACCACTGACTTTCCTCGCCGAGGGTACGCGTCCGTTTGCATTATCGTTAGCTGCCTTGACCGCTTTCGGCGTCGCGGCCACCGACTCAGATTCGCTGTCGACCGCGCTGCTCAGTTGCACGATGCCTTTCTGCGCCGTGGTCGCGTCCTGAGCCGTATATTTACCCTTAGCAAGGTCATACGCCGCCTTGACCGCTTTCGGCGTCGCTGCGACGCTCTCAGACGCGCTATCGGTCGCGCTCGATAGCTGGACGATACCTTTTTGCGCCGTGGTGGCGTCCTGAGCGGTGTATTTACCCTTCGCAAGGTCATATGCCGCCTTAACCGCTTTCGGCGTCGCTGCGAGCGCCTCAGACTCGCTGTCGGTGGCGCTGCTCAGTTGTATGAAACCTTTTTCCTTCAGAGAGGCGTCAGGATGCCGACGCGACTGCTCATGCTCCGCGAGTTTATCGTCGATATAATCCTGCGTGGCCATCACCATTGTCGTATCGATGGCCAGCTCGACCGACTCGATATCGCTCACCATGATGACCATGCGCACCGTCTGCGCGCGCCCTGAGCCCTCGACCAGCTCCGGCTTATAGCTTTCTGCCATATTGCCGACGGCAATCAGCGTGCCGGTGTCGTCATAAAGCCCTGTTTCACGCATCCAGAAACCGCCCTTTTCCGGCGGAATGACCAGCTCGGCGATGACGTAATTTTTATTCTTTTTGTCCAGGCTGATTTTATTCAGCGCATAACGCCAGACCTCATTAACAAGCTTTGTTTGCCCGGCATTAGGCTCGGGCAGTTTCCCGCCACCGTCGCCGACGGCCATCGCCGCAAAGTTCACTTTCTTCCCGTTAGGGAGGGTCGCCGCCGCCAGTTTCGCCGCACCGGCTTTGGTGATTACCGTTTTATATTTCACTGTCATATTGCTCTCACTTAGCCCGGATAGATGGTGATAATGTCGCCGTCATAGGTCAGGGCACCGACGTACAGCGAGCCCGGCACATCCTGAATAATGTTAAGGCCGATTAGGTGGCGGCTTGCCGGTTTGGCGTCATCAATGAGCCGCTCCATTTCGTAATACATTTCTTCGGTGATGCCGGTTTCCAGCACGCCAATATCAAGGCGAAAGGTACCGGGCGGGTCGCTGGTCTCCCACCACTCGGACACGTTAATCAGGTAGCCGAGCGGCTCAACAACGCGGCGCACTGCGCCAATCGTTCCCTTGTGCGCATGGATAAACCTCGCATTGCGGATCACCTCGCGTTTTGTTTCCTCCGGCCAGCCACTATCCCAGCGGTCAACCGAAAACGCCCAGGCAAGCCACGGCAGCAGATTGACCGGGCAGTCGTCAGGGCTCCACAACCGGCGCAGGGGGATCGGGGTGCTTTCGATAACGGCGCAGGCCTGAGCCGCCGCCACCTCAAGCGGCGACGAGCCCGTCGGCAATAATCTGGTTTTATTCATCGTTACCCCCGACCGTTACGCTGTATGCGGTGCAGTACGACGCCTGCGTCGCATCGAGAACAATGTCGGTCACCGGCGCGGCCAGCTCGACGCGCTGCACGCCCTCGACGTGAAGCGCGGCATAGATAGCGGATTTGCGGATATCGCGCCCGAGCCGGTGCTGTGCGGTGATATAGGCCTTGAGTTTGTCTTTTGCCGCATTGATTACCGGCTCACTTTCAGGGCCAGGGTACAGATAAAGCGCGGCCTCGATGGTGTAATCGACAATGTCGGCTGACTGCACGGTCACGCGGTCGGCAACCGGGCGAACGTCTTCATCATTCAGCGCTACGCGCACCACGGCGAGCAGCTCGTCGGATGCCGCGCCGTTACCCTCACGCGACAGCACCGACACGGTGACGCAGGCAGGCTCCGGGCTGATGACGGAAATATCCGCGACCCGTCCGTCGGCGCTGCGGCCATGAAACTGATACGCACCGGTAGACCCGGCGGTCGTCAGCCCCTCCGGTGCCTGCTGAATGCGCAGGCGATAATCGGTGTCTGACTCCATCTCGGCAGGCGTCGGCGGCAGCGTGGTCTCATCTGCAGGCGTGATGACTAAGCGCTCCACGCCGGAATTAGCGCCTAACTGGTCAAGGTCAGTTCCTGCTGAATAGGCCAGCATGACCGCCCGCGCCGCTTCATTAACACGCTGACGCCAGATAACCTCCCTGTAAGCGTTCTCCTGCAACAGCTTCACAAGCGGTTCAGACTCAAGCGTCAGAGTGCGCGCGATCGCCTCCTGCTGGTCTTCGGGATACAGCGAGACGAGCGTCGCCTTGCGCTCGTCAAGGATGGTTTCATAGTCCAGTTCTTCCACGACATCAGGCGCGGCGAGCTGGCTCAGGTCTACAATTGCCATAGCGTTTAACTCAGTGGAATGGTGATGGAAAAGGGCTGGCCGGACGCCGAGCGCGTGCCGGTAATATCGACATACAGCCCGCCGTCATTCTCTGCGCGCTCAAAGGTGATGGATGACAGGCTGATGCGTGGCTCCCACTTCTGGATCGCGGAATAGCACACGGCCATAATCTGCAGTCGCAGCGCCGGGTTTTGCGGCAGGTCAATCAGCGAGGAAAGCAGCGAGCCGTATTCGCGACGCATCACCCGCGAGCCAATGGGCGTGACGAGGATGTCGCGCACGCTCTGCCTGATATGCTCAGCTTCAGAGATACTGAGGCCGGTCTGGTTATTCATGCCAAGATAGCGAACCGTCATTTAATCCCCTCCGTCCATTCTTCGCCGCCCTTCACGCCGCCGTGGTCGTGGTCATCCACCTGCACGCCGTTAGAAGTAAATTTCCCGCCGGTGTGGGTGATATTCCCCTTCATCGTTCCGCCTTTCTGCACTTCGAGTGAGCCGGTTATCAGCTTGTTGGTGCAGACCACTTCCGGCGTATCGAGCGTGATGCGGGTCTCGGCCTTGACCATCACCACCGGCACGGTCGCTGTAATGGATTCTGACGCGGTCACGTCGGCAGTGTTGATACCGGACACGGTAAGCGCCCCGCTTTCGGGGTCGTACTCGATAACCGCCCCGTCGGGAAAGGCGATATGAAAGGCATCGGGCGAGGCTGACGGCGCGGGGTTGTCGTCCGAGAAAATGCCGGGCAGCACAAATGCGGTGTCGAGCTCGCCACCTATCGCAAGCAAAAGCACCTGCTCGCCCACCGAGGGAGCCCACCACGACCGCGAACGACCGGCGCGCGCCGTCAGCCAGTTGAGCCACGTCGTCTGGATTCCCCCGGTCTGGACACGACAGAGCCCTTTGACGGGATCGACGTCGGTCACAATGCCGGTGCGAATGAGATTGCGGATCGCGCGAGCGATTTCCTGCAGAGAATTTAAATTGTTCATGGGGAAAGGATGCCGCCAGACATAACCAACGGCAATCTAAGGGAGTTTTATAGGCGTTGACACAACGTTTAGCGATTCAGTTGTAAAAAACCATCTATGGAAAGCAGCCTCAAAATTAAATTATGAAACCATTTGTAACTCAAAGATTAATACGCCTAAGCTTTTCTTCAATTTTACAGTAAACTGGGTCGTTAGTGTAATTGAAGGTATTATTCAGCAAGGTTTCTAACACGTTAGTCTTGTTGAAAAAATTATTAACTTCACCAACCCTAACTTCTCTCTCACCTTTTTTATCCTGCCCCTTGCATTCGCTACCTATCCTTGCCATTTCCAAGGCAAAGATTTTATTCCTATATAACCTAAGCATCGGGAAAACATAATTATCGTGTAAAACATGCCCTTTAATGAATTGATACGCAGTCAAAGGAGTCAAACCTTTTGAAGTCAATTCCGCGACATACGAATCAAAACCTTCGCGCTCTTGCGGCAATATCACATTTGATTGAATAAAGTTCGACAACGCAACTCTCAAATCATTTAACGCAGAAATATTTACCGTCAAGTCTTTTTTGTTAAGCAAACTCACATTTGAAGGCATTTTTAATAACGGCCATAACGAACCATCATGATATTGCTGAGGCATAGAGTTATGTCGATATAAGTGAATAGTTACTGCGTCATAAATTGCGTGAGATAGATCGCTCATTGCCCTTGCAATTTCATTATCAACAGGGCTGTCAAAAATAAGACGATTCATTATATCTTCAACAGCCTCCAACGAACACTGAAGGCTCTCTTTAGCATAAGAAAAAGTGTGTAATATATACACACTCCCATTCAACTCATTCGCATATGAATTTCTCAATGGGCACAGGTAATCCATATCACCATCAACCCCAACGATATAATCCTTATGTAACTTTGAATATTCAGGTTCTAAAGTACGCTTACCATTCGCCTTCAATTTAGATGCAGCTTTTATTTCATACCGTCCTGGACAAACACGTTCGACGATATATCGCCAAAACCCGATATCATTAGGGCTTTCAACATACAGGAGTCCTTTGGCCTGTCCGGTCGTTATTATAGTAAGTCCCTGTATATAACTTGGATTTGAAAAAGTATCAGCAAAGCTACTCATAGCGACGCACCTCTTCGATATCTTTCATATCCCTGAAAGCATCTCGATAGCCATTCATAACTACACCCGGACTATGAGTAACAATTATTAGCTGAGATAATGGGTTAATTTCCTTAATGCTATCTATTAATGTTTCCTGCCAATTTAAATGCAAAGAAATCTCAGGCTCATCCATTAAAATAATGGAATTCCTATTACGACCATTAACTACTTTTAGCATTATATAAAGAAGCTGACGCTCCCCAGAAGATAATGCTTTGTAAGATAACACCCCAGAGTTATTACATTGCACTGTAATTTCCGAATTAGTACGTCTTATACGCTTCCCGCTATTTGAAAGATGGGAGTTCATTACCCGCCTAAATACAGTGCGCTTCTCTGGATTACCACCTGTATATAATTTCCTGCACTCTATTTCAATGTAGGTGTCAAGCATGTTAACACCTTCACCCTCCATGGTCGTAAAATTAAAACGAGAATTTGCACTCAAGTCGACAGTTGAAATAAACTCAACATTGACATCACTTAAAAAATTCTTTGTGTACTGGCTTAATGTTGCCCTCTCCCCGTCTTTATGAACAAGGAATTTATTATTCTTTCTATGCTTTTTGTAATTATCAAGCTTCCTAGTCATTAACTTTAGGATATCATCAGAATCCATCTTGCTGACACTAATTTCATTTGAATTAATAGTGTCAACAAAAATGTGCTCAAGAATCACTCTGGAGTCATCATCGTAAAAATTCTCATAAGCTATCTTTATATCATCATCAATCCATAACTCTGCAGACTTGCATAACTTTAGAGAGTCAGTTTCATTTAAGGTTAGAAGACTATGAATTATGCGAAGAATTGTCGACTTGCCAGTTCCATTATCCCCAACAAGAACGGTCACATCATCAAGAACCATATCTATATTCTTATAACCAAATAGATATTCTATTTTCACCCTTCTAATCTTTGCATTCATATTTTGTAATCCTTAATTAAAACGAAACCCATTATTTTTTACTGTAAAGCTATGATACTTTACCAAACCACTAATCCAATAGTGTACGATACAGGGAGCAAACTAACATAATAATTAAAACACCCACTATCATAATTCACCAACACTATCTAACCCAACATATTTTACGCCATTACCCAGCTAAGAGACTTTAACTTTAGAAGCCTCAACTAAATAATCTTACTATTTATGTTGATAACTTCACAAAAACCACGAACAAATTCAATCAAGGAACGTAGATGATACCACGACTTATGTGTGATATTAGCAGTTCTTCAATGAGTTGTTTATCATGACTCGTGAAACCAAGTAATTGTCGCTCCGAGTATTTTACAACAATACCATGTTGATTTGACTTGTCTTTGAGTCCGTAATGATGAATCCGCGCAATGCGCTGCACATTGCCAGCAAACTCAACCTCAGCACTGTTTTCACGGCCACTGGCTTTCATGTACCGGCTCGTGCGCAGCTTCTGAAACATCGCCCTTTTGATTCGCCCCTTCTTTGCCCTCAGCGGCTGACGCTTTCGTGCCTGATAGGGTGAGCCGTCCGGGGCTTTCTGCTGTTTAATCCGTTGCTGTTGCGCAGTTCTGAGCTGCTTTGCAATTTCACCGGCCAGTTTCCGACGCCCTGCAGGTGACAGGGAAGCAATCAGCCCGGCGAGCCGATCGTCAAAGGGTTTTAAATCACTCATCCCACTTGCTCACCAGTTCGCCGTTGATATACAGCTCTTTTGGCGGGGTAACGGGTTCAGGCAGTGGCGGCTCCGGGGCATAGCTGACATGCAGTGCGCCGTTTTCCTCTTTGATGATGGTGCGCTCGGTAAGCTGCAGGCTGATACTGATATCAACGTTGTCACCGTCGTTTAAATCCATCTGGAAGCGATAGCCTTTTTTCCGCCCCTCATCGAGCGTGCAAATATCCGGCTGGTTTTCCCTGAGCCATGCCGCCACCGGCACAAAAATCAAATCCGGGTCGCCGACAAAATCACACACGATCACATTCAGGGTGTAAATCTTCTCGTGTGATAGCGAGGCCGCGAGGCGCGCATCGATATTCCCCTCGTCGGCAAAGATGCGCATCATTTCCGGGTTGGTTTTTAGCTGCGGTACGGCGTCAGTTAAAGCCTTGCGCAGGCTGCGTGCTTTCTTCATCGATTTTATCCTGACACTCTTTGATGGTTTCGACCTTAATCGCGCAGGCGGTGAGCGCCAGCTCAAGCCGCCGAATATCCGCACTCAAATCACCGTTAGTGGCGGGGTCGCTCCCCGGCATCGGGCAAAGACTCACTTTCGGGCAGGCGTTGTAAACAATGAGCGGCGGAGGCGCAGCCCGTTCGGGTGTGCAACCGGCGCACAACATCAGGAAGCTTATCGCCAGACCACTGGCGCAACGTTTCATTTTCACTCATTAGCCTCGCTATAGTTTCTTCACGCTTTGCCGCTATCTCACCGGCAGTAAAGAGCTCATTACCGAGCCGCACCTGCGCGGCTTCGTTTGTCCTGGCGATTCGCTGCGACACGGAAAGCTGATTCTTCAGCATTACGATCACGTTTTTCTGCTCACCGGCGACCTTGTTTGCGCGCTCAAAGGAGCGGGTCAGATTGCCGTTTTCGTGGCGCAGCCAGAGCACCACCGCGACCAGCGCGGCCACCACAAAACACATCGCTACTTTCATCAAAGCCCCCTGATGCAATAGGCACGCTCACGCGCGCGGCGATTCTCAAGCCCTTTGTTTCTGACGCCGTTCACAAACACCCATCGGGTGAGCTGGTCGCAGGCCTGCCACCACTGCTGACGCTTGATGAACGAGACCAGCGTCGAGCGACAGGCCGCGCCGGTGCCGACGTTAAAGGCAAAGCTGACGAGGGTGTCATAGATACTCGGCGGCATTTCCACCGGCACGCAGATCGCGAGCCTTTGCTCGACGTTAAGCACATCCGCGACGAGGTTTGCCGCCGCCTGACGCTCGGTGATATCCCCTTTCGGCACGACGCCTGCAGTGTGGCCTATGCCTGACGTCCACACTCCCGCGCTGCACTGGTAAGGTGTCAGGCGACATCCTTCGAGGTCGGCAATCAGTGCCAGCCCCTCGGGCGAGGTGTTAAGCAGACGAAAATCAGGCATCAGCGCCGCCAGCGCCAGCACTGCGGCCACACTGCATTTTTTAATGATTGATTTCACGAATAACCTCCTTATCAAGCCCGAGCGATGTCAGGTAGCGAAAGGTTTTGCGCTTAAACCAGAAGTTCGTCAGCGCCGTGAAAATGGCGCACGCGCTACCCACATACAGCCCCAGCTTTTCGGGCGACATCGCCCCGAAATACGCCACGCCCACGGCGAGCCAGTAGGCGATAAACGTGGTGATTTTTTCCATACTCAATCCCATAGATTCACCGTTTCGGTTCTGGCCGCGCTGTCGGTCTCGGGCAGCTCGATCGCCGTGCCGTGCGGAAGGATGACACCGAGCTCAGACAGACCGGGATTAGCCTCTAACACGGTTTCGACCACGCCCTCAGTGCGCCCGTAATACCGTGCGCAAATGGCGTCGAGGGTGTCGCCCTGCAGCGCATACGCTCTCATCAAATTTGCCCCACAATGCAGCGCGCTTTGTCCTGGATGCGCGCCACAGACCAGCGCATATCCCGCCACATCTCGTCGATAGTGCTGTCGATGCTGTCGGCCTTTTTATCGCCTTTGGCGGTTGCATCGACGCTGCGGAAACGCTCGTAAAGCGTGGCAGTCGTCATCGAGCACACGGCGTTAAAGTAGTGGAAAAGGCGCACACTCTCGCCGTCGAGCTCGTCGGTCGGCACATCCGCAAGCGTGTCGTAACCGGCATCGAGCTGACGATCGCGCCACTCGCCGAGCTCGGCGTTTGTTTCCGCGATGGCGGTTTTGATTGCCCGGCGCAGGCGCACCGGTGAAACCGTCTGCTCAAGGCGCATTTCTTCGCGCACGCGCTTCGGATCAACATCAGGGTAAAAAGGGGTGTTTTTGATTACCGGCTCGCTCACGCCCGGTGGCGGAATCACCACGCCCGGCACATCCTGCGGCTCTTTGTTCTGCTCAATAATCAGCGTCGTCATGACAACCTCGGGTAATGGATGGGCGGTGGACGCCGGTCGCAGTCAGGGCAATTGATACCCGCATTGACCGGCGTGCCGCCCGGCTCGGGGAGCGCTCGTTTAACCTGCGGCTTTTGCCGCTTTTGGTGGACGCCCGCGACGTGCCGCCGGTTTAGCGGTGGCCTTTCGCGTGCGCGGTTTATTCACTTTTGGTAAAGCCTCAGCTTTTGGCGCGGATTCGGGCTTCGGCTTAAGGGCTCGCTCAAGTTGCTCGATATCCTTACGCACGCCGATTGCCCCCTCTAACTGGATCGCGCGCTGCAGGTGCGCCAGCGCCTCGGCCTGTTGCCCTGCATCACGCAGCACGTAGCCGGTGATTTTGTGCAGCTTCGCGCGCACGATATCCGGCATATCCGCACGTGCGGTGAGGTAGAGCGTATCGAGAAGGCTCGCCAGTTCGACCGGCTTCTTTGTACTGCGCAGACGCTGTGCGGCCAGCGCCACCTCTTCGGCCAGCAGGTACGGTGTCGGACGGCGACCGGTTGGCATGGTGAGCCCGTAGGCCATGGCATAACGGGCAATTTCCAGCGCCCCGGCGATATCGTCAGCGTCGAGACGCCACAGCATGACGGTCATCACGATGTCATCCTGCGCGCCTTTGCCACCGGTAAGCACACCGGCGACCCACGGCAGATAGAACGGCAGCAGCTCGCGCTTTTTATCGGCCTTGCGCTCATTGGAACGGATTTGTTTTAGCGTGCGGTTGTCTGCGGCCAGCTTAACCAGCATCTGCTCATAGGCAGTTGCATTGCGCAGCGGGGCTGCTACCCGCCGCGTAGTTTCAGAGGCCGAGACCCGCATCATGTGACGCGCTGCGGGACTCGTCATGGCTTACTCTCCGCCTTCGTTATTTGCTGGCACGGAAGCGCTTTCCGGCTCTGCAGGTGGCGTGAAGTCACCGAGATTGATGTTTTCAATCAGGCAACCTGCGGCGTAAGCCTCGACCACGTAATCGATATTCATCGACTCGTAGTTTTCGATGCGGTCTTTCTTCGGCTCTTCGATGATGGCGCGGCGGTGCGCGTCGTCCATGAAGTAAATCGACAGGTTGTCGAGGCGCGTCACCATCAGGGCGTTAGCCGGGAAGTACGGCACGCGCACGGCGGGCAGGTTGCCGATGCGCTTCTGACTGATGATGATGTCAGCGGCCAGCGACTCGCTGTTTTCCTGCGCCTTGTTGACGATCGGGAAATACTTGTCGGCCATCAGCTTGCGACCGGTGATGACCACGAGCTCCGGGTCGTCCTGATAAATCTCATCAATCAGGTTGCCGGTGGCATCCATGACCAGCGCATCGAGGTTTTCGTAGTCGCCGTTTTTACCCACGCGGATCACATCGGAAATAACCTTGCCGTCGTCGTCGGTGATTTTTGACATCACACGCGCTGCGGCCTCATTGCGGTACTTCTGCAGCCAGCCCACCGCGACATCCTGCAGCATCGGGTTATTTTTGCGGTTCGAGGTGTCAGCACGCTCGATACCGTTGAAACCGGCCATGATGAAATCGAGCGCCTGACGCTTGATAATCGCGTCACGGATACGGGTCTGGAAGTCCTGGAATCGCGCCCACAGGTCGAGCTGCTTGTAACGGATATGGAAGTCAAAGTTAATCTGCGCGCACTCGTACTTGTTGGACTCCAGCGCGGTAAAGTCGGCGGTTTTACGTTCGTCATCACCGGCGGTGTCCGTGGTGCTGGCAATGGTGCCGTTGACGCCCACGCCGACCTTCTCGCCCTTCAGCTCGTCGACCGGCACGACGTTGATTTTGGTCAGAAACGCGGAGGACATCTGCAGTGTGTTCATCAGGGTCTGCGTGACCGACGGCTCGACGGTGAATTTCTTCGCCACGTCGTCAGTAGAAACGCCGTTCAGCTCCGCGACGCGGCTCAGGTAGGCATTAAATTTAAAGCGGGTATCTTTACGCATTGTTATTCCTTGTATTCACAAAATGGCTATGCCCGGACGCCACGCGCCCGGCGCGTTATCAGCAGTTAGTCAGCAGCTCATCGCCGGTGCCGCCCTTCGATTTCTCGCGGCGGGGCTGGCTCAGGCTTTCGGTGTTATCGAGGGAGCTTTTCAGGGAGCTAAACGCCTGCGCGTTTTCTTCGGCCTTGCTGGTTACATCCTGTTTGAGCAGCGCAAAAGCGGTCTCAAGCGCGGTGACTCGCTTGTCGGTTTCGGTGAGGTTGGTTTGTACCTGCTCGGTGACGGTCGTCACCGCTTCATGCACATCGTTAAAACGCGCGTCGTCGGTGGCCTGTTTACGGCTGAAAATCGCTTTTACCGCGTCGGTCAGGCTGTTTAGCATGGTGTCGGGAACGTCTTCAAATTCGAGCTCTGCCAGCGAGGCCACAGAGAAGAGATCGCCCGGCTGGTCTTTTTTACCGGCGAGCGGGTTCTGACTGGCACGGCTGCAGAATTCCAGATATTCGGTGCCGAGGCTTGCCGGGTCATCCGTCACAGCCAGCCCGATGAGATAGCACTTGCCGCTATTGGCAAAGTTCGGGCGGATCTCCATCGAGGTGTAAACCTTCTGACCAGCCTTAATCATGCTGACCAGCTCGTCGAGCGGCTGGATTTTGCCAAGCAGCGCTTTTTTGCCGTCGAGCGCAGAGCCATCACTGATGATTTCCGCTTTAACCTCGGTTACATCGCCGTAACGCTTAAACGGGCTGTCAGGCCAGAGGCTTTTGATGTGTTCTAAGTTGATGCGGCAACCATAGACGCGGGGGTCGAACGTGTCGGCCATATCCTGAATATCATCGCCGCTGATGATGCGGCCATCGCAGGTGTCGCCCTCGACGCCAATGCGAAACCATTTAGAAACTTTCTTTGCCATTGTTCAGTATCCTGATGTTGGGTTGTTCGGTTCGGGTGTAGTTTCCCGACTCCGACCCACATCAGCCACCGGTTGCGGAAGTGCAACCCCTGACACAACAGGGGGT